TTTGTAAAAATTGTCTTTTACTTGCGAGTAGGCTGTGAAATTATCCTTAGCTAATTTCTCTTCGTCAAAGTGGAATTTTCCAGTCTCCTCCCATTCTCTGTATTGGCGAAAAGCTTGTTTGCTTTGGGGTTGTTCTACAACATTTGAATAGTCCGCTTCATGAAATCTTACATCCTTTACCTCACGAAATGCCGAGGGTGGTGTCGTGTTTTTTTGACGTTGTTTTTCTTTATAAAAATTATTGAGGATGTCATTTAGAGAATTGTCAGAAAATACACGCGATGGTTGCTCCGTGCTTAGCTTTTCTTTTTCTCTAGGTTTAGATGCGGGGGAGCCCCATAAATCAGTGGAACTACTCCACGGATCATAAGAACTACCGCCGAAGCCTTCGTCTTCCCACATGATTAATAACTATTCCAGGGATCTTGAGGATCGTAAAAAGACTCGGAATACCCTAGTCCAGGGTTCCACGGGTCGTAGTCCGAATTGTTGCCCCAACCTTCACCGTTCATATATGCGTCAATAGTGTTTTGTAGCTCCTCATCTTCCTCTTCATATAGAGGGCCATCATAAATGTTTGTTGGGCCTGAGGCATCAAACGGCATTAATGGGCCGTTATACATATTGTCGGGACTAGATCCCATTGTATCTAATCCAAAACCTCCGCTGTCTCCGTACCCACTTTGTGGAGGTTCCGGTTCTTGCGCTCCTGGCACATCGATTACTTGATGTGTGTCAGGTTGGTTTATTAAACGATCTCTTTCCATCTCTGCTAACAATCTATCTGCAGAGTTAATCTGGCTGCTTAGGGGCGGGATTTGATCCTTACGTTCCCATCTGTTAGGGTCGGTCATGTATGAGTCAATTGTGTCCTGCGTGCCGTCCGGCGCATCGATTACTTGATGTGAGTCGGGTTGGTTTATTAAGTCTTCTGGAAGTGGGGGTAATATTTCGCCTGAAGGGAGTCTTGTAGGCTCATCCACTAGTTCGCTTTCATCAATCCCTGCTGGAATTTCCGGTTCCCAAGCGGCCTCATCAGCGCCGTCGATTAAACCCGCAATTTCCATCTGTCCTTCGAGATTCTCAATCCCTTCGGGAGACCACATTTCATCATCAGGGCCTTCTGGTACGTGAGCACCTGTCCAGCCTTTGTGGAAGCTGCCTGACCTGTTAGCGTCTGGAAGGATTCCAAACGCAGAAGATCCAATACCCCCAGTAAATTTTTTAGTTTTTAAGCCTGCCCCTGCTCCCATCTTATCTCTTATATCCGCAGCCATTCTCTCTTCTTGAGCGGCGTCTGCTTCTGCAAGTATTTGCTCGGATGTTTTAGCATTCCACTCGTCAAGCTCTCTTTTTGCTTGCATATACCTTTTGTGATCTTTCTGAGCTTGCCCAGGTACAAACGGATCGTATAGTTGCATTCCTTTTTGGTGTGCTAAATGCTCTTGCCCATAGCCCGCAGGCTTGAATTTAGGTTCGGGGCTTTGATCGATGAGTTTGCCTGCTCCTTTTAAGTTGGCTAGCTCATACGCTATCCTCGTTTCGTAAGGCATGTCGCTTATGTCAAAATTTCTCTTGTTGCTGGGGGTCACCGCTCTTCGATAGTCAGGTTGCGGATTGTTGAAGTCAGCTAATGCTTTTTTGTTAGCTGCCGCTTGCCTAATCTGCTCTCTTTGTGCGTTTACGCGGGAAGTGTGCGTGCTATCGGTCTCGAACATAGGTCTGCCAGTCTTTGGGTTGACCTGGATGTTTCCGTCTTTATCTCGAAGATATTCGCGATCAAGATTCGCCCCTCTGCCTGTTGTGTTTGTTCGGTTTAGTTGGTTGTGTCTTTCTTGTAAAGCGGTGTTGTACGCTTGGTCAGCCTCCTCTCGCTTCATGTCCTGCTGATACTTCGCGTTTTGCGCTTGCCAAGTATAGAGCGCTTCTATCGATTGCTCCGGCTGCCCAGTCCTTGGGTTAATCTGAGGTTCAGGGAATGGTGGAGGCTCTTCTGGGAAGTCTACATCTCTAAAATCTTCAGTTACAATCTCTCCACTTTTCGTTACATAAGAAGATGTACGCGGTTTACGAGAAGGCCCTTCTGGGGCGCCGTCTCCAGGGAAAGTTCCATGGCCTGAGTCTGGGGTAGGTTCTTCTTCAGTTAAATATTCTTCAAATCCTTCTTCACGAGGTGGTAATCCATTGCCTGGATCCGCGGTGCCTGGAGGTGGGGTGTCTACACCAAACTCAGAATCGTCTGGCATTTGGTCTGCGTCCTCTGGGTATTCAGGTTCGGCTGGAGGGGTGGGTTCTGCGTCTGCGTCTATGACCTTTGATTCTGGCTTATTAAAGACCTCGTCTTCAAGGTATTGCTCGTATGGGTCTAATTCTGGCTCGCCTCGACCGTAAGACATATCTCCATCAGGTCCATAACGGTCCATGTTAGGAACGTTTAAACCCTCAGTTGTTGACTGTGCGTCCGATTTTTCGGATGTGTCGCCCCAAAGGGCGTCTTCAGCAAAACCAAATGCTTTTAAGATAGAGTCTTCATCGTGGTCAGTGCCTCCGATGTTCCAGTCAGAAAATTCTGAATAGTCCGATAGTAGAGCGTCTCTAAGGGAGAGATTGTCGTCGGAGTGGGCTTCAAATTCCTGCGCTACTCTTTTAAAAACAGTATCTCTAGCCTTACTGGATTTGCCCGCAGTGTGCGAGTTAAGTATACCTAAAACAGCCTCTATCTCATCGTGCCCGGTGCCTGAGCCGTCCATAGCGTTAACCAGCCTTTTGGCTAAGCTTCTCATGTCGCCATGACTTAGACCACCTTTTTTGCTACCTCCACCTTGGGATTTTTTTTCAAATTCCGCTTCGAACTCTTCTCTTGTCATTACCATAATGTTGCTTATTTCAGGTTAAGAATGTATGTCTTGCAAACGCTTGTAATTAGTGCGTGTCTGCTTTTGTTTAACAAATTGGTTTAGTGGAACCCTGAGGAATCCATCAGGACACATAAGGCTCGGATTTTTACGTAACATCTCGTTACTAATCCTTTTCTTTTTGAATCCTTTAAATCTTGTCGCTGCTGTGATATTATAAAGGGCTATAGATGCTGCTAAAACATGGTCGTCGTGATGACCAGGAGCTGCTTCAGGCTTTCCTTTCTCGTTAACCACAAAAGTTTTGAATTCTTTTAAAACGTCGGTCGATGGTATATCTAAATTCTCATCTAATATTTCGGCAGCCATGTGATCTATTACGGTTTTACGCGTAATTTTATCTGTTGACCAACCGAAGCTCTTTTCAACCATTCCGCTGGAGTCATTCATTCGGCGTCTTCTGTAACAAGGGATGCCATAATCAATTAAATATCTTACTAGAGCTAATCCACTATTGTTTACTTCGGGGATCACTAACGCTTTTCCGTAATATAAGGACAACGCTTGGATCTCTTCGGCCAAGTATCCTATGTCAACCCTACTGTGATGTAAGGCAACTAACCTAGAGACGTGATATACCCCCTGCACATCCTCAAACCCTGCTCTCCAAACTTGAACACTGTGATAATCGGGGTCTGCAGCTAAGCCCTGCTCCTGTTGATCTTCGCCCGTACACGTATCGACTGCGATCACATACTTATTGTCTTCGTGGGGATGGTCCCAGATTTCGCAGAATCCACGGGTATCAGGCCTAAATGACGCTGATTCGCCTTCGTTTTGAAGATTAACTGTTCCAATTTCGGATTTCTCCTCTTTGGCGTAGTTCTCCATCTTCTTGACGATATCAATATGGAACCTTGGGCGAGATGACATGAGGAAACATTCCTCAGGATCTGATGGATACTCCTGTCTGAACTTACTTAAATCACCATTACACTTATCCTGGAGAGTTCTTCTCCTCCAATGCATCTGTTCCCATCCTGGATTAAACCTTTCAATCTCAGAATGTTCGTCATCGGTCATGGTGTCTTTGAACTCCTGGAGTGCTTCTTCGGATTCAAATGGTATTTTTGAGTCTTCGAACTCAAACCATGCGGCAAATATCTTTGCCCACTCATTCTCCTGTACCCAGGTGTTGTAAAACCATCCAGATGGACCATTTGGTGTAGAGTCCGCCACAACTAGCGATATGCTATCCCCGTCATACAGTGATTGCAGATACGCTAGTGCAGGGTCTCCCCTACCCGTTGTAGTCCAGAAAGCTGTTTCTGTCATGTTTCCTACCTGAATTGTGCCCGAACGACCAGCGTTTTTACTTCCCGCCGTTTCCTTTCCGTACACGCTTCCGGTGTTTAGCTTGATCGCATCCGCGAGATTGCCATTGTCCGCCAGGTTTGTTCCTGTATCGTCCCATGGGAATATGTCGTTGTCTGCATATCTCCGATAAATCTCGAATACCTTGTCCGATGTTCCCGCTATGTCCCCCATCAGACTCCCGCTCAGGTTCTCGTTCTTTCTCATGTGGTGGTAAGTCAGCGCTTGAGCGCATGTGCTTGCCCCTTTTTGGCGGGGTTTTAGAATCACCATCTTGCAAGGAACTTTTTCGATTTGGCATTTTCTGTAGTGCGCGAACATGCGCTTTTGTAAAGTGTTAGCTACGGGTTTAATATCCTTACCCCGCTTGTCTTTTATGACTGCAAATGTTGAGAACCAGACCTCTGGATCAATACGGATCAGGTCGTGGAGCTGTTGTTGTGGGTCGTCCATCATATTCCGTATACTCCGCTCATCTTTTTAAGGGATGGAGTCCTGTGCCGCGACTACTCATGCCTGGTTTGTAGTTCTTACTGTAAGCGTGGGGTGTGTAATCTCCTGGTGGAGGTGCGACCGGTGTTGGAGGTGCTGGTGGGCGCATATCAAATGTAGATTCAACCTCATAAGCATGGTGCTTGGGGTTCTTCCAGAGCTCTAAGTATTTGGGGTTGATCGGATATTTAATAGATGCGTTTGTCCCATAAGCCGTTTCTTTTAATTTTCTAGGGACTTTACTCCTTCGATACATATTTATCGGTGTTAGTGGTAGGTTTACCACACTTCTTGCAAAATGTTTTAGCTTACTCATCGTCGTCTAGGTTTATGTCAGATTCAAATTCGACACTTTCTTCGCAGAACCCTTCACACACCTCTATAGTGGCGACGGTCATATCCTCATCGTCTAGGTCGGATTCTTCCCACCAGCGGATAAATACTGAAAGCATTTCTTTTTTAAACTTATCGATGGGGGGTTCTTCTTTTGTCATATTAAAGTTCTCTGTATGAGGGTTTGCCTGTGATCATACCCAGCTTAGGTTGGATGGCGTGTCTTTTTAAGGTGTTGCTAACTTTATCCATACGAGGGACAATACCAGCGCGGACGCCGGTTCTTTTGGCTTTTCGGTATTCGTCATGATCTAGAAACTCTTTAGATGCCTTACCAAACGCTCTTTCATTTATGAGTTCAACAGTGTCAGGACTACCAGTTATCCCGCCCCTGAAAGCTGACTGAGCCATCTGTACCGCTACATCTAGTGGTAGTTGGTTGAATCCCGGCACCATATCAGATATTCTTTTTAGGTGGCTGGGGTAGTCTTCTTCTCTTAAGATCTTGTCAGCCTCCTCTTCAGTCATAGTTGCTCCTGGTTTAGCATATCTACCTGTATGTCCGTGGCCTATCGTATATTTATCTCCTTTTGTAGGTATCTTGGTCTGGGGAATGAATCCTTCCCACTTCTTGATTTCAGGAATTGCTAGTTCAAACAACTCTTCGTCGCTCCAGATCCTCGGTGGGTTGACGTCATCGATATTGTACGGCTGTTTTAAAGGTTCAGTCTCGTAATCATCCATCATTTTCGATCTCAATTGGGTTTTCTTTGACTGCTTCAGAGTAAACATCGATGATTTCTGCCAAATTTTGGCCAGAACTGGCTAATCTAGCCATAATTTCGGTCGGAGTAGCCATTACGCGGCTGTCATCGGTGATATTTATCTCTGCTCGGGTCGCTGCTTTACCAAATCCGTACTCAAGTACCAGTTTTGCCGAACTTAGGCGTGTTCCGTGGTCAATTACTTCTTTGTAATCTACCCCTCGTTCACCATTATCCTTACTTTGACGTACGATATGGGTTGCTCCCATACCATCGCGGAGACATTCCATGGCTTTTTCATAATCATCCTCTTTTAGGTAGTTATGTATATCATCAAGTGACTTTTTTCTGGTCATAATTTTTTGCGATATGGGTTCCCTATTTACAATATCAAAGCTTTTTGGTACCCCCCTACCGTAGGGGGTGGGTTTCATGCTCGCAAACGATTGTAAATCAAAGGGGAGAGGCTCCTTTTTTTATCATCAATAGATAGTCAATAGATAGATAGGAATCCTAATCGGTACCCCCGGGGGTCGGGGTGGTGTGTCGGGTTGCCACTCTTCCGTGTCATGTTACACGGACGTGACAGTTGTCTCGGTGGTGTCCTAACTCTCTGTTGCTCAGGTACTTGCTAGCGTAACGTAGCAGATTCAATGTCCGTCGGCCTTGGCTGGGATAGGGAGGAACGCAGTGACCCCTATACCCCAAGGCAGTTACGGACATTAGGATATGCGAAGAGTAGCGATCTTGTCAAGCGGCCCGTCACAGCATCACTACTCCCGTGGGTCATGATAGTATTCCGCCCAGCGCCATAAAAAAAGGTCAGGCCAGCCACCCCTTGGTGGTCTGACCTGAGTTTTTAGTATGGCATGTCGTCCTGCCCTAGCGGGCGAGGATGAATGTACTGAGGTTGTGGTTGCGGTTGCATCATGTACTGCTGTGGCATGTACTGTTG